GCGAGCTGGACTTCGTCGATGTCGGCGAGAGGCTCGATCCTCCGGGCGTGGTGCCCGTGGTCATCAAGTCCTTGCTGTTTCCGGCGCCGACCGGGCAGGACTTCGGCAGCCCGCCACGCAGCGCCGTCTGAGGCCGCTGGACCCAATAAAAAGGGCCCTGAGATCACTCAGGGCCCTTGATGGGGTTCGCTGGCGGAGTCGAAGGCTTCCGAAAAGCAAGCATCCATGCGGGTTTCCGGCCGGCCTGTTCCACGTGGAACCCCACCGGAACCCCCGGTGTAGCTCGAACCCCTAGAACATGCTCCAGATAGTCGGGGCGAGCGCGTGCAGCACCTGCGCCGGCACCGCGCCGCAGACCGTGGCGAAGGCATCCCAGCCATCCGAAGTGTGCCTGTCCGGCCTGGCCTTGTCGTAGTCCTCTTTGGCCTTGCCGATGATGGCCGCCATGGTCAGGCCCAGGCTGTGGTGCACCGCGCCGAACAGCATGGCGATGGCGAAGCCCACCGCGAAGTGCTTGATGTAGTCCAGGCGCATGCCACGACTTTGCGGCCCGAAACGAACCCTGCGGGGGTGCCTTTCCGGGGGAGTTGACATCTGTTATTGTTATCGCTCACAATAACCCAACGCAACGCACCGGAGACCTACATGCCCACCACCGCAAACACCGCCGAACGCCTTGCCAAAGAAGCCCGAGAACTGTCCGTCGCTACTGGCGAACAGTGCCCCGAGTGCGATAGCCGCGACACCGAGAGCAACGGCAGCACGGAATACCGCTGCTGCAACTGCGATCACCGCTGGGGCACCGAAGACGGCGAGCGCTACGGCTTCTGACCCTGCGCCGGAGACCCCCATGGCCCAGCCCTTCATCCCCGTCGTGTTCTTCGCCACCTCGGACCTCTGCATCATCGGCAGCAACCCCGAGATGGCCGACTTCACGAACCCCCGCGGCCACCTGTATGGGGAGGCCGCCTACGTGGTGGCGGAAGACGCGGCCGGCAACCGCTGCCGCCTGCACGTCCTGACCGATGCCAGCCGCATCGCAGCGTTGGAGCCCGCCGAGGCGATGGCCGCGGCCCTGAATGCTCGCCTGGCCAACGGCAAGCTGCCGGTGGCCTTCGCATCGTGGCTGTCGGATCGTCCGGCCTATGGCAGCGATGCCTATGTCCAGTACGGCCAGGACGACGACCTCGCCCTGGAGCGTCGCGAAGCCGAAGACGAAGCACTCGCCTGAACACTGACTTCCACCGGAGACCAGCATGCAACTGCCCAACACCCCCGCCATCTTCAGCAAGGCCCGCCGCGGCGACACCGTGGTCATCAACGTGCCCGCCGGCATCGGCCGCAACGGCCCTGAGTTCACCCAGGCCCGTGGCAAGGTCGTGATGGCCTTCCCCACGCACCTGGTGCTGAACGCCGGCGGCAAGCACGGCCGCCCGCGCGTGGCCGATGCCTCGAACTACGTGCGCCTCATCCCCTCGAAGGCATGACCATGACGCACCTGGAGCTGACCCTCATCGAGGCCCTGCGCATCACCGAACGGCAGGTGCAGGTGCTGCGGTCCTACGTGGCCACCACCGACAAGGATTGCCTGGCGGTGGACCTGCGCACGCGCGGCCTGGATCTGGCCGACGCGCGGCGCGCCGAAGCCCTGCGCGTGGCCCAGCGCGCCATCGAAGCCAGCAAGATCGTTCACGCCTCGTGAGCAAGCCGCCGCCGAACTGGCCTTTCCCGACGTGGAAGGGTGTGCCCATCCCGCGGCCAGCACCGGTGGACGATGCACCGCCCGCGGCGTCCAAGCCGGCCAGACCGCGCCGCGCGCCTCACGTGAAGACGCCTGACGGGCCGTCAGCGCTGTTGTAAGTCGGACGATCCAGCGCCAGGAGCGCAAGACCGCGCGCAGCAGTAAATAGTCTTTACTGCCGCCTCATTTTTGTGCACACTCGCGCCACTTGAGCGAAACCCGCCGGCACCCCCGGCAGAAGGGCGTTCGGGCCCGGGTCAACGTAGGCGCGCACAAGGGTAGACGTGGCGCCCGCTCGAAAGCTGCATGGCCATGCAGCAGCCAAGCCCCTGAAAGCCCGCGCAGGCTCTCAGGGGCTTGTGCTTTGTGTGGCCACCACCGTGCAGTACCACGCTTGCAGGTGCTTCGGGGGGTGTGATGCCGGCGGCCCGTAGGTTTCCTCGCCGGTGATCACCAGGGCGCCGTCCTTGATGACGGTGACCCGCGCCGGCTGCAGTCCGGCCAGGGCGTCGATCACGTCATCCGGGCGGGCCTGTAGAACCGCCCAGGCGCTTTCCGCAGGCAGGTCGGGCCGGGCGTCCGGTGGCTTCTTGACCGCTCGGAAGACCAGGTAGCCGCGGATCGGCGTGGCCCTTTGCAGTTCTTCCTGGGTGAGCTTCCGCCCATCGCGGCGCAGTTTGATGACGTCGACCAGCATTGTGCCGGGCAGTGTAGGCGGCCAGAACGGCGCTGCTGTAGCGCCCGAGGGGTGGGGACCGGCTGGCGCTGGAGAAAGCGCCACAGGAAACGCATACCGTGCGGGTGTGTGTGCAACCTGACGAGGAATCCCTTACCCCGCCGCACGCGAAGCGACCGCTGCTTGCCGGCCCCCTACTCTGCTGCGGCCGTGGCCGCCTTGTTCGTCACGGATCCAGGTGCTGACAGACTGCGGGCATCGGCCGCGTGAGTTTCAGCTCGCTCCGTATGTCGGCGATCAGCCGACAGTGCTCTCGCCAGTAGGTTCCCGAGGGTGGCAGCTCGGACACGACAGGCATCTGCGGTATCACCGGGGCCGCCACGGGCATAGGCCTGGAAATCGTCTCGCATGCCGTCAGCGTCATCGCGCAGAGCAACATCAGTGCTGCGCGTGGCGGCCAGCTCGGCCTCGCGGGTGCGTTGTGCATCGGTGACTCGCTTTCTCCAGGCGTCTTCAACCTTGCGGGCGTTCTCGGCGTAGGTCAGGGCCACGTCGGCCGTGCTGGTGCGCTGGTCCGCCAGCTCGACCTGCAGCGCGTTCAGGCGCAGGGTCTGGACGCCGGCCAGCGCCAGCGCAAGCGCGGTACCGGCGGCGCCCAAGAACCCGACGGCCTTGATGCTCAGCACGTCGGCCTGGCTAGTCGCGAGTCTTCAGCGAGGCACTGACGCCGACCGATGCGCCCACGACCTCGAAGTCGGTGGGATAGGTGCCGCGCCAACTGACGCTGCCGTGCACGCTGACGGCCACATCGTGGGTGTCGCTGTCTGGCACCAAGTCGATAAAGGCATCGGCCGCAGCCTGCGCCTGCGCTTCGTCGTGGGCGTGCGACGGCTGACTGGCAACCACCTCAGCCAACTTGGCAGCAACGGCGGCCTTCGCGGCGGCTTTGGTGGGGGCGGAGAGGCTGAAGGAATAGCTCATGGACAACCTTTCAAGGTAGCTGATGCAGCGTCAATCGCTGCGAGTTGGGAAAACCGGAAATCAGGCGCCCGCCCACAGCCCGGAGACTGCGTTTTCCGCGAGGCTGCGCGGGGCCGCGCCCTGCAGGATGAAGTCGGGCATGTCGTCAATCCATACCTGCACTGGCAGGCCGCGCGCCTCCATGTACGGGCGCTTGGCCTTGCGGTCGGTGTAGTGGATGCGGTCGACGTGCGCGCCCAGCCGCACGGGCTCGCTTTCGGCCCGCATCGTCACCAGGTGCACCTCGTGGCCGCGCAGACGGGCCGAGGCGATGAAGGCATCCCACAGCGCCGGATCGGCGGTGTAGGTGCCGTCATAGTCCAGGGCGATCCTCATGCTTCGCTGGTGCTCATTCGCTGGGTGTCGACGCGCGCATAGACGGTCTCGCCCAGGGCCTCACCCGGGGGCCTGCGGTAGCCCTTGACCCGTTCGGTCTTGAACCAGGCCTCGGTCACACCGTCGCTCTGGTTGCCGCCGATGAGGCGCACGTGGTTCCCGTCCACCGACACCGCGGTGACGATGCCGACGTGCCCGACGCCAGCACCAGGCCGCACCAGCACCGCCACCGCACCGAAGGCCGGGCCGCAGGGCTCGCCCCAGTCCAGCCAGGCCAGCGCTCGCGCGTAGGCCGAGGGGAAGGTGATCTTGCAGGCCTGGAAGACGAACGCGCAGAACCCGCCGCACCAGGGCAGCTTCGAGTCGTCGCGGCCGAAGTGATCCCAGTACCAAGCACCGCCGCGGAGCGACAGCCACATGGCCTGGATCCAGCCGTTGGAGCCCGGGCCGGGCACCTCGCGCTGGCCCAGGTGCTTGCGGGCCTCTTCAACCCACCTTGTCATCGCTGGCCCCGGAATTGATCGGCTGCTTTGCCGCCGGGCGCTCAGCGGGCCGCGGCTCTGCCATGTTTCGCGAGGCAGTCGCTGGAGCCAGCAGGGCGATGGCGCCGGCCACGGCACCGGCCCCTGCATAGCGCGCGGAAGCGGTCCAGGGCGATGGACTGGTGGCCTGTCGCATGAGGGCGTTGAAGTTGAACCAGCCGCATATCGCGAAGCTCAAAGCCAGGACCAGCAGAGACCAATGAGGCGCGATGCCGGCGGCAGCGGGCACGAGGCCCAGATAGCCGCCGGCGCAAGCTGCAGCCAGCCACCCACCGGCAACGAGCACGCGGCCGTCCTTCAGGTCAATCTGGCGGAGCATCAGCACGGCCAGGGCCACGATGGCCCACCCCGATGCTGAAGCGATGACGATGGCGAGTGTGTTCATGGGCGACCTCCGAACTGATCGATGCGGCGGCGCAGCGCCTCGATGGCAGTGACCAGAAGGCCGGCCTGCGCGCCGGCCCCCCAAATGAAGGAAAAGGCGCGCACTTCAAGCGCGTGGTCCACGGCTTCCATGTGCAGGTAGGCCGCCGTCAGCGGGCCCATGGCTGCGGCCACCAGGACAGAGACCAGCACCGAGCCCAGCAGCGCCAGGAACATCGGCACGCCTACGTCGTGCAGGCGCCCGCGCGAGCTCTTCTTTGGCGCGGGCACCGCGAGCACGGCCACGACACCGCCGGCCAGGCCGAACAGCAGGGAGTCAACGGGGATGCCGGCGAAGTGGCCGAGGCCGATGGCGGCAGTTGCGCCGCTGGCGACCGCAGCCGCGCTGAAGGGGTCTTTCATGGCCGCCGATGGTGGGCGCCAGAAGCACCCGATGCGGCCGCGGTTACCGGCGCGACATTGCCCCGTTGATCACCTTGGCGAGCACCCCGAAGGCCTTGATCAGCACGTCCAGCCGGCCGATGGTGGCCGCGTCGTTCTTCTGGCGCGCCTCTTCGTTCTTCACGAACTGCGCGTGCACGCTGGACTCCATGAAGCTGCGCGCGTAGCTGAGCGTCAGGTCAAGCGCCAGCGGAAACGGTGTCCCCGTGTGCAGGTCCATGTACGTCGCCTGGTCCATCAGGTCGCGCACCCAGCTCGAGCGCGAGTGCACTGAGTGCGGATGCAACTTGAAAGCGGGCCGGCACCGAATCGGCGCCGCCCCCCTTTCTCGGCATCGCCACATAGCCCGTCTCATCAAGCTCCAGGCGGAACAGGTGGTGCAGCTTCTCCAGCCCCACCCGATAGGCCCTGAAGAGGTCTTCGAAGTCGCTCTCGGGCATGGCTTCGAACACGGTGATGCGCTCGCTCAGCCAGCCGGCGAACTCGCCCGGGCGGGCCGTCGCGTCGGGCCTGCCTTCGTCCTTCCCGGCCAGGGTCAGGCGCGCGGCCATGTCCGCGGCAAACCAGTCCAGCCGCGACTTGCACAGGCCTTCCATCACCGCCGCCTCGTCGCCGGTGATCTGCCGGGCCGTCCACTGGTCGCCACAGGCCTGGCCAACGTCGACCACCTCGGGCGCGGCGTCAACGTCCTCGTGCAGGTAGTCCAGGAAGCGGCCCTGCCCGATTTCGAAGTTGCCTTCGCCCTCGCTCGTGCACGCGATGTAGTGCGCCACGGCCAGCATGCGCTCCTGCACCGTCCAGCGGCCCGGGTGCTTGTGCGTGCCGCGGGCCTCTTTCACGATGCGCTTCAGCAGCGAGGTCACGGCTGCCTCGTGGCTGTCGGGCGGCACGGCGGCCAGGTCCACCGCCTCGCGGATCGTCAGCTCGCGCAGGTCGACGTCCAGGCGCTTCGTGCGAAGGGGCGAGAAGTAGATCATCGGCTCAGTTGTTGAAGAGCTGGATGGGCCGGCCCTGCAGCGCGCGGCTCCAGTCGCCAGCGTCCATTGCGGACAGCGAGGACAGCACGATCTGCACGGTCACGTTGAGCGGTTCACCCTTGGATGCGCGCGGCACGTTCAGCGGGAAGTTCATGGTCTCCAGCACCATGGGCGCGAACGTGTAGCCGGCGAAGCGGAAGGCGACCATCTGCGGGGCCAGCGAGGGCAGCAGCGACTTCAGGAAGCCCTGCCCCTGGCTGAAGTTCTGAATGGCCTGCACGAGGCTGCCGTTCGCGGCGAGCTGGCGCGCGAGCGTCCACTGCGCGAGCTGGTCGATGGGCGCCTGCACCTCGCTGGCCGGGTCATCGAACGCGCGGAAATGCAGCGTGAGCGGGATCTTGACCGGGCCGGCGCCGGTGAACACCTGCGTGCTGTTCAGCTTCGTCATGCCGCTGCGGCCCTGGGCCTCACGGCTGAAGTCTGTGACCTCCTGCGACAGGCGCGCGCGGTACCCGTCGTCGGAGCCCTTGCCCAGCAGCGTCTCGGCGTAGCTCTGCAGCGTGCCTGTTTGCAGCATGCCCGCGATGGCCGGGATCTTGGATTCGGCGCCGGTGTTCTCGAACGGGCTTTGCCAGTTCGCAGACAGCTCGATGTTGCCGTCGGAAGGCGGGGCTTGAACTTCAGGGCCGGCCTGCGGCTCGCCCTGCGCCGTCACCGGATAGATAGAAGCGAGAAGGGCTCGATTGAGCCCTCCCCACTTCGACTTAAGGATGACGCCGGCCACGGCCAGAGGCGCCCAGCGGCGCCTGGCTTACAGGCCCATGGACTTGCGCACGCGCATCGAGCGCATACGCTTGGCCATGGCCTTGGAGCCGCGGGCCTTCATCTGCGCCTTGCGGATGGAGACCTTCTGCTTGGCGTTCAGGCGCACCACGCCGGCGACACGCACGCGCTTGATGATCTTCTTGCCGCCGCGGATCGAAAAGCGCTTCTTGTAGACCGCATCGGTGAGGACGCGGCCGGCCGAGTCGAAGATGCCTTCCTGCGCATCGGCGCCGAATGCGAAATCGTCCATCTCGTCGTCGGCCGCCTCGGCGTTGGGCAGCTTGTCGACCAGGAACTCCATGATGCGCGCGCCGGCGGCGTTGCTCACCTCGGGGTCCTCGGCGTTGAAGAGCGCATCGAGGTCGGCCTCGGACACACCCTTGGCCATCATGTAGGACGCAGCTTCGTTCATGGCGGTCTCGACCACCATGATTTCGTCGGGGTCCAGCTCACCGTCCTTGTTCTCGTCGGCGATGCCGACCAGCATGGCCATCAGCCGATCGCCAGCGCCCTCGCCTTCGTCCAGGTCGTTGGTCTCGCACCAGGCTTGCACCGATGCGGCCGCGGCCATGGCGATGTTCTGGAGCGTGAAGGCGACGGCCGAGTCGGCCACCATCTTGTCGTCCACGGCGTCCAGGCGCAGGACCTCCGCCGGGGGGTTCGTGAGGCGCGCCACGAGAGCCGCCGCGGCAGCGTTGTGCATCAGAAAAGTGTTCATGGGGGGCTCCCTGTGTGGGTTCAGACGATGGACTGCTGCAGCTCGATCTGGCGGGCCACGCCGTCGTAATGCAGGCGATAGACGGCCTTCATGCGGAACGCCGGCTGATCGACGGAGCGCGTGACCTCGTAGGCGAAGGGCGGGACGCTTTCGTCGTCGCTCTCCACCAGCCAGCGCGAAGACAGGGCATGGCCGAAGAGCTTTTCCAGGCTCTCTTCCATGCGGCTGATCGCTTGCTCCATCGGGAGCTGGGCCACGCCGCGGCCGATGCGCGCGATGCGTTCGTCCAGGTCGGCGGACATCTCGGCCACGCTCACCAGCTTGCGGTAGCTCTTGGCCGTCGCCGCGCAGGTCAAGCTGTCGCGGAAGTAGAAGCCGCTGGTGCCGTCGAAGCGCGTGAAGATGACCGGGTTGATCTTGGCGTCGGCCAGGTCGCTGAGGTTCTGATCGCTCAGGTTCAGGATCTGCGTGACGTTCGAGCGGCCCAGGTTGCCATTGATGCCTGCGATGGGGCGGTTCTTCTCGGCCAGGCCGTAGGCATTGGTGACGGCATTGCGCGCGCAGCGGTAGCCGGCTTGTGCACCACCGGTGCCGAACAGCACCTTGTTGCCGTTGATCGGGTCGCGGGACAGCAGCGGCGCCCAGTAGGCCTGCGGGTAGTGATCGCGGCCGACGCCGCCGAAGCCCAGGGCTTGAACGAAGGCGATGGCGCCGGCCACCGACAGGTCGCCCGGCACGTCGAAGATGAACTGGCGGTTCGTGTCATACGCCAGGTCTGCGAGCTTGCTGATCAGCAGCGTGGCGCGAGTGCCGCCGCTGATGATGTAGCCAAAGTCCTCGGGCGAATCGCGCAGCGCCGCTACAGCGGTGTCGTAGTTCGTGCTGGTGTAGCCTGTGCCGCCTTCAGCGAAGGTCGCCAGCACGCCGCTCGTGGCCCACTTGTCCACGCCCGAGCCGTTCTTGCCGTAGCCGTCGTGGGTGGGGCCGATGTTGGCGCCGGACACGATGGTCCATTCCAGCAGGTCGGTGGTGTTCGCCGACACGTCGGGCAGGTAGAAGGACTCGTTGAACTCGTCGGTGGCGCCAGGGGTCAACGAGCCCTTGAAGCGGAAGAGCTCCAGGCCGTCGGCGTCGCAAACCTGCACGCTGACAACATCGTTGGCGACCGGCGAGCCGGACTCCAGCTTCACGTCGGCGTGGACCTTCACGATGATGCCGTCGTTGTGGCACCCGAGGTGGCGCACGCCCAGCGTGCCGGCGCCCGGTGCGGACGGCGACACCGCGAACGTCGACGTCGCGGCGCTGGTGAAGACAGCCCACGAGTTCACGGCCGAAGCGGTGGACAGACGCTGCACCACCAGCTCACGAGCGCCGCGCTGCAGTGCTTCGTAGGCCTGCACGTAGGCCTCGTTCAGCAGCGACAGCCCGATGCTGGCCGGCTTGCCCAGCAGAGTCTGGAAGTTGCTGCTATTGACGCGGAACGGCCGATCGATGCGGCCGCGCGTGAAGCGGCCGATCAGGGCCACGGTCTGGTCGAACACGCCCAGCACGCCGCCCTGCGTGCGGTCCTGGATCGGGTTGAGCTGTACGCCCGACTGCGACCCGAGTTGGCGGGTGAACGCGCGGCTGGTCATGTTCTGGTCCTTGGCTGATTACCGAGCGCGCTTGTTCTTCGGCGTGTCGGTGGTCGTGGTGGTCGTGGCCGTGGTGGTGGCCGCCGCCGCTGCGTCGGGCGTGCTGGCATCGGCCTTCGGCACTTCAGGCGTGTCCGTGGTGCTCGGCGCATCGCCGGTACCGGTGGTGGTGCTGGTGCTGCTGACAGCCTCGCCACCTTCCGGGGTGCCGGCAAAGTTCGCCACCGCGGTGCCAGCCGTCGGCGCGACGGCTTCACCGGACGGGGCCTCCCCGTCGCCGTTGCCCTGTGGCGTGTCATCGCCTGCGCCGGCGCTGTCGCCTTCGGGCTTGACCTCAACCTCGACCACCGGGTCCTCGGGAATAAAGGCCGGGAAGTGCACCGACATGCCCACGCCTTCAGGCAGCGAGGACATGACGGCCAAGGCCTCGACGTTGCCCAGCAGGCGCAGCATCTGCGCCTCGTCGCGCACGCGGACCTTGGCGGTGCTGAAGCCGGGAATCTCGGTGCTGGTTTCCGGCTCGATGGCCAGGCGCCAGTGGTTGTTGTGCACCTCGACCTCGACAGGGTAGGCGGCGCTGACGGCAGCCATCGCCGCCGCCATCGCCACCAAGGACACGATCCTGCTCTTGCTCATGTTTCAGTCCTTGGCGGCGGGGCCGCTTACTTGATGTCGGTGACGTCGATGCGGATGGCCGCTTGAGCGCTGGGCTGGTGCGGGTTGAGCTCGGTGAAACCGCGGTGGTAGAAGCCGTCCTGCGTCACCAGGTCGGTACCCGTCGCCAGCGGCATGAAGATCGCCGGCACCGCATCGCCCAGCACGATGGGGTTGCGGCCCACGCTCGAACCGCGGCCGATGGCCAGGATCTGCGAGGTATCGCCGTTGTTCGTCTCGACCAGGCCCTTGCCCGGGGGCAGGTAGTAGCACTCGTACATGCCGAACAGCCGGCCCAGGCGGTAGATGCCGGGGCGGTCCACCAGGCCGCTGCTCTGGAACATCGTGCTCGGCAGGCCACGGAGCTGGGCGGCAAGTTCGCCGGTGAAGTACAGCGTGGTGATGCCGTGGTCGATCGTGGCGTTGGCCATCTCTTGCGAGCCGGCCGCCAGGATCGGCATGAGGTTCAGCCAGATTTGCGAACGGTCCTTCTGAGCGATCTGGCCGGTGTAGTCGTAGTTCCACACCTTCGGCGCGACGCCATCGGCCACCATCAGCATCTTCTTCAGCGCGATGTAGTGGCGCTCTTGCGCGCTTTGGCTGCGGATGCTCAGCAGCGCCTGACCGCGCGGGTCCATCGACAGCTCGTTCTGCATCTGCGTCATCGAGTCGATGGTGTTCTTCGCGATGCCGCGGCTGGCATAGGCGAACATCTTGTAGCGGTTGACCTCGACGCCGAACAGCGGCGCGAGTTGCGGCGCCTTCTCGTAGTCCATGTAGGCCAGGGCATGCACCTTCGTGCCAGCCGGCAGTGCGGTCGACGTGGTGATACTCATGGCGCCGGTGTCGGTGTTGACGGTGCCGCCCAGCACATACGTGGTGCCAGCGATCGTCACCGAACCGGTGACGGTGTTGGCGCCAGCGCCGTAGCCTTCCACGTCGCGGGCGCACGGCAGGCCGTTCACCAGGATGACGGTGCGGCCGCGCAGCAGCGGCACGCCGGCGCCGGTGTCGTTGGTGCGGGCCTTCACGGTGAAGGCAAAGGGACCGGCGCCGCCGTTGATGGTGAGCTGGCAGATGCGCTCGGCGTTGACGTAGGCGCCACCGCCTTCGATGCCGTTCAGCGAGCTGTTCGCCGCGTAGTCGCCGAAGTCGCTGTTGGCCTTGTTGTCCATGATGAACAGCCAGGCTTCGTTCGACTTGATGTCGGCCGACAGGTACGAAGCGAAGGGCACCGCCTCTGCGAACTGGGCCATGATCGACACGGCGGCCGTCGCCGGCTGCAGGCTGATCTGGTCGTGGTGCGCGTTGGTCGCGTTGTCCAGGCGCACGTCGCTGCCCAGGCCGAGAGCCTTCAGCGGGGTGGCCGTGCGAACCGCGTTCTGAATGGCGACTTCGACAAACGTGGGATCGGGCTCGAAGCCGTGCTGAACCTCGTACTCTTCGGCGCCTTTGCGCACCGAGTCCAGGATGTCGGCGTGGAACTTCTTGTCGAACTTGCCCAGCAGGGCCTGCACCGCGTCGGGCACGACGATGCTGTTGTCCTTCAGCACGCCCTCGGCTGCTTCGGCGGTGAGGGTTTTCTTCGGGCCGACGGCATTGCCGACCGCATCGAAGAATTGCTTGATCGCCACGGGCTGGCGGCGCGTTTGGATGGCTTCCATGTGGATGTCCTCTGAGTGAATGGCTTGCGGCCAGCGGTTTGTGACGGGGGGATTCTTGAAGTGGTGTTTGAGCGTTCGAGAAGCGCTTACCGATCAAGCGGCTTGCAGCTCAGCGAGCTCTTCTTTCGCGGCCTCGATCTGTTCATCGACGGCTGCAATCTGTGAGGTCAGGGCCTCGCGCATGCGTGGTGCTGCGGTCTTGGCACCCTCGGGCGGGCGCATCTGCATGGCGGCCAGGCGCTTCTGAAAGCGGGCACGTCCGGTGTCCAGCATCTTCACGAGTTCGCCCACTGCGCGGGCTGGGTCCTCTTGGTCGGACACCGGCACTTTCTTGCCGTTGATGCGGACCTCGTAGACGTCGCCCGTGACCTTCACGCGCAGGCTGAGCTTCTGGCTGTCGGCGAAGGCCAGCGTGACCTCGCGGAAGCTCACGCCAGCCAGGCGCTGCGACTTGCCCGACGTCGACACGTCCAGGACTTTCAGGTCGGCGCGCGCGAAGAGCTGAAGCACGCGACGAAGCGCGACCTTGACCTTCGCAGGTACAAGCTGTTCGTAGTCGATCAGTAGCTTCATGGCGGCACGTTGGGCTGGAACGTGCCCAGTGTCGGAGCCGCTTTTGCAGCGGCGACGCAGCGTTACCGCAGCAGTAAACCGCTACGGCAGCGGGGTGCTGGTGGGGCTGCCTGACGACGCGGACAGGTGCGTGTGCGTGCTGCCCACGTTGATGCCGTTGTTGGTCAGCGCGCCGGTCACGGCCAGGCCTTGCAGCGCCTGCACAGCGCCGTCCAGCTTGATGAGGGGTGCCACGATCCGCACCTCGTTGGCTTCGATCAGCGCCTGGCCGTTCGCGAGCACGTGCACCTTACCGCCGGTGGCGAAGAGGTGCAGGTCGGTGTCGGCCTGCAGCTCGATGTTCTCGTGGTGCCAGCGCCGCCAGTCGATCGCGTTGTCCGTTTCCTTGGGCCGGTAGCCCGTGATGATCGGAAAGCGAGGGTCGCCGTTCACGAAGTCCAGCCACACGCGATCGCCGGCCAGCATGCGGATTTCGGTGTGCTCGCTCTTGTCACCGAGCGGGTAGCTGAGCATCGCCTCGGGCATTTTCTCGGCGCCGTCGGTGAAGGGCGGAAAGCGCACGCGGCACTTGCGCGTGTCCTGGTCATAGGACTCCACGAAGCCGGGCGTGTAGTTCGACATCCGCATGATCAGGTCTTCAGTTGGCCGAGCCACAGGCGCGTGGATTGCACCTGGCCCCCGCCGGCGGCGCCGATATCCCAGGTGTGCGCAGCCGTCACCACCACGTGCCGCACACCCGCCACGTCGATGCCATCGCCTGCGCGCAGGTGCCCGGCATAGCCACCGGGAGCGGTGCGACGCACCACCAGGCAGCGGGTGAGGTTGTCCAGCACGCGTGCGCTCGCCCCCGGGATGTAGACCCAGCCGTGCGGCACGTCGCGGCGGCCAGCGATCACGGCACCGTCGGCCTTCGTGGACATGCCGGCCGGTATCTCGTGGTCCTCGAGGAACTCGCTGCTGACCTCGACGGTGGTGTCGGCGGCCATGCTCTCCACGGGGCGGCCCTTGAAGAGGTCGGCCAGGCGCACGAAGGCCAGTTCACCCCGCAGCTTCCACACGGCCACGGCCGCCTCTTCCTGCAGCGCCTGCGCGATGCTCACGGTGGGGTACATGCCCACGAAGCAGGCGAAGCGCACCGCTGCGATGTCCTCACCGATGCGGCAGGTGGCACCGCACGCGCGGTACACCTCGCCCATCGACTTGCCTTCCTTGACCACGGCGCGCTGGCGGCGCCTTGCCACCTGGTGCAGGCCGTCCAGGATGGCCGTGACCTCCACCGCCTCGGCGGGGTCTTCGGGGCCTTGCACCCACTCTGACGGCGCACGCCGCAGCTTGACGATGCGGTAGCGGTCTCGGTTGACGCCGGCCAGCAGCACCGTTCCCTCCACGATGCGGCCACCGCCACGCGGCAGGGAAGCGTCCGCGCGCAGCGAGAGCTCCAGCGTTGAGGGAATGGGCGTCAGGTCGAAGCGCTGCACCGCGCGGAGCACGAAGCCACCGCCCAGCGGGGTGCCGTCCTCCAGCGCGATCTGCACTTACGTCGCCGGTGGGTAGCCGATGGACCAGGCCGGCTCGACATAGGCCTTCAGCGGCAGGTCTGTCTCGGCCTGAAGGATCTCGCTCGACACCTCGGAAGACGACTTGCCCACCGGGTTGAGGCCGGCGGTGGCCGCGGATTCAATCACCATCGCGTTCTCGCGGTCGCAGTAGAGCCGGAAGAGCGGGCTGATCACGGCCCATTCGTCGTTCGTGACCTGGGTTTGACCGGTGATCGAGAATGGCCCGGCCAGGGTCGTGGTGTCCGCAAGCGCTGCCCAGCCTGCGTAGAAGCGCGTGGCCATGATCGCGCAGGCCAGCACCTCGGGGTAGCCGATGAACAGGCCTGAAGGGGTGCGCAGCGTGACGTACTCGGCCGACAGCGCGGCCAGCGTACCGGGCAGGCCCACGGACGTGGCAACGACGCCTTGCACCAGCACCGTGTCGTCGGCTTCTTCCTGGAAGGCCAGCGATGCCAGGAAGGCCCGCGCGATGCTGCCCGACACCTGCACAGTGTCGTCGGCCGACTCCATGAAAGCCACGAGCGCCTGCACCGCCTGGCGCACCGTCGCGACCACCGCCACCGTGTCGTCGGCTGCCTCTTGGAAGGCGACGGCGGCGGAGAAGGTCTGGCGCAGCGTGGCCCGCACCGCCACCGTGTCGTCCAGCCCTTCAACGAACGCGAGCGTAGCGAAGCGCATGCGCGCGCCGAAGATGCTCACGATGTCGTCGCCGACCTCCTGGAAGGCAATCGCCGCCGACACGCCATCGGGGGGCGGCAGCTCGCCACCACCACCGCCCGGGTTGTCCGTGGTGAAGATGTCGCTGACGGTCCAGGAGCCGTCGACGGCCACACCCTTCGGCCGCACGCGCAGGCGGTACGGCGTGGAGATGGCCGCGCCGTTGCCGGCGAAGCCCTCGACGTTGGGAGAGGTCGGGTTTGGTGAACCTGTGGCGGCCACCCAGTTGCCACTGAGCGCAGGGACCTCGATCTGCACCTCGAACCCGGTCTCGTCGTCCGAGTTGTCCGTCCAGCTCGCGCCGTAGGTCAAGCCTGTCAGCGCGAAGGCGTCCAGGTCCGAAACCGCGACCGGCGCCACCGGAACGGGAGCACCCTCGATCTGAAGGAATGACGTGATGCCCACCAAGCCGGCCGGCGGCGCGTCGGCCCCGCCCTCGATCTGCAGGAACGAGGTGATCCCCGCCAGGCCGGGGGCCGGCGCTGACTCATCGAGTTGCAGCCAGGAGGTGAGGCCTTCAGCCATGGTCAGGGCCGCTCAAGGATCTGCACGCGCGTCGCCGTACCGGTCAGCGTGACCGGGAGCGTGAACGTGGTTGGCGTCGGGCCCTGGGCTTGAATCGCGGTCTCCCCGACCGGCGTGTTCGAGTCGTTCAGAAACACGACCTTGAACTCAGCCGCCACGCCGCCCGTGATCCACTTGCGCACCTTGAAGCCGCTGTAGGTGCCGGCGGGATAGGCCTTGTCCAGGGCCATGATCGGCCCGGTTGCGAAGTCGCCGGCCAGCGTCGGGCTGGTGATGAACGTTCCATCGCCCGCGGTGTCTTCGTTCAGCATGGCCGAGAGGCTGCCGCCGGCGCTGGGCGTGTAGCCGGCGGCGCTCACGTCGGACACCGGGCGGCCCGTGCCCGGGTAGTGCGGCAGGCCCGGCAGCACGGCGCTGTCGATGCCGCCGGCCGTGTGAACTGTGAACGGGTAGTAGGTCAGACCAGTGGTGACTGTGGCCGGGGCGAACGTCTTGGCGCCGGCACTGGTGATAGCCAGGGGTGTGCAGGCGACCACGCCCGAGGTCGTGCCGGCTGCGTTCTGCCCCGCCTTTACCTGGGCCTCGCTGGGCGCCGTGGGCGGGCTGGTGCCTGCGATGAGCACGCAGCGCGCCTCACCCGTGGCGATGTCGGTGGTGAAGCCAGGCGCGGCCGTCGTGGCGGTCGGCGTGCTGCGCGTCGGCGCGCTGATTTCCACCACGTTGGTGATGTTCAGCGTAACGGCCTGGCTCGCGCTGCCGCGCACGACGTTGAAGCTGTAGCTGGCCTTCGTCTCATGGTCAAAGTTGCCCGAGGCCAAAGTGACTACGCCGCCCGTGATGCTCAAGGCCGCCGCGTCGGTGCCAGTCAGCGACCACGTAGCGGTACCGGTGGCCGTCCAAGTGCCCGCCGCGTTCTGCAGTTCAAGCGCGTTCTGCGTGATGCTCGCGGCGCCAGCCGCACCGGTCGGACCGGTGATGACGGGGGCCGCAGCAATAGCCTCGATGGCACCACGAGCCGGAGTTCCGCTGCGGGTCTGCCAGTACACGTCATTGCCGCTGCCCACGCTGGCCGCACCAGTCGTCTTGATGGTGCTGCTCGACTTGAGCCGCATATCTGCCGCCGCAAGACTGCTAACGTTCTCAAACTCGTCAGCAGGCGTGATCGTTGTGGCGTTCGTGCCGTAGCTGGCGCCGGCACTGAAGCTGTTGTTCGTGCTCCCGCTGAGGAAACCAAGAGTGTCCCCCATCGCTGCGGAGCCGAAGCTGACAAGCACGCAGTTCTTCCAACGGCACTGCGAGCCCTGCTGCGCGGCCGGGCCAGTACCGAAGTTGATGACGGTGATGTTTTCCAGGTCGTTCGGGTTGCCGAAATACAGCGCCGTGCTTGCTTGGTTGCTCAGCACGACGCCATCCCGAGCGATGGCGTTGACGTCATCAAAGGAGAACGAAGACTCCTGGCAAATGAAGTTCTCCAACGTGCAGAATGCGCCGATGCGGACACTTCCAGTGCCGCCAGGGTCGGTGAATTGGATACCTTGAATGCGCGTCCGCGTCGCGGTGAAGGCAAGCGTGCTATTGCCGCACTGCCAAACGACACCATCGCTGCCGCCCCGCAAAGCTCGAGCCACGTTGGTAAGCCTGGCCGCCGAGGCCGCGCGAACAATGATCTCTGCGCCACTCGGGACGGTCTTGCCCGCCCATGTCGCGGACACGCTACCCATGAGGTAAGTGCCCGCCGCCATCTCGGCAATGTATCGGTCCCCGCTGGGCACGCTGGACGGCACAGTGGAGTCCCACCACGTGCGAAGCTCAGCGGCCGAAGTGACCGAGGTAATGAAGTCAGCCATCTTTACCTCACCAGATAGAAGGCGGTCGAATTGCGCCCGGCCACGCTGATGTCAGCGCGAAGCCCGATGAACTCGTCGTTGTTGATGTCGTTGCGGGTCTTGGCCGGCATGCCGTTGGCCGCCCAGTCCTGCGGAAGCGTGATCGGCGTCCACTCGCCCGTGTAGCCCAAGCGGCGCCAGAAGGCGTGACGCCCGCCGCCGTCTTGAGCGCCGGGGTTGTCGCAGGTCCACAGCAGCCCGCCCTTGAACGGCACGAGGTAGCTGTGCATGCGAACGTCCCACTGCGCTGCTGGCTTCTGCGGCCAATGGAAACTCAGAGGGATGCGGCCCGGAATGGCATAGAAGGGGATCGTCAGCGTGCCGTCGCCGTTCGTGCGCTCCGTGCCCCTGGTTTCATAGCACCACAGGTAGCCAGTGAAGGGGCTAACCACGTACAGCTTGCCGTTGCTCTCATCAAGCCAAGTGGCCTGGTGCTCCCACTCGGCCGCAACGATGGTGCGGTAGCGGCCCGCGCCAACGTCGTTGACGTACATGTTCGGCCACGAAGCGCTTGCAACGTAGCTCGGGAACTCGCTCGTCAGCGCCTGGTTGTAGGTCGTGTCCGCGCTGAACTCATTGCCGTCCGTCGTACTTGTGAACGCCACGTTCCAGACCTTGATGGTCTGCGCGTCGAAATCCCAGCGCGTGAGCCGGCCAGGCGCGAAGCGGAACATCTGATTGCGGGTGCCATCCCACGCGCCGTTGCGAGAGTAGTCAGCGGGGTAGGCTCGCGGGTCCAGCGCATCGGTGCCGGCGCTTACCGTCCAGCCCGACAGGTCAGGCGCAGTAAACCGCCTGTTCACCGGGTCATAGAGCGTCACCAGTGCGCCGGTCCAGCGATCGGCTTCCGCGGCGGCCTGGGTGGCGTATGCGCTCTGCATGTAGACGCTGCTGCGAGCCCCGATGCCCTGACCGCCACGAAAGTAGACGAAGCGGTCGGCCAGAGCCGTGTTCGCATTGCTCGCGCCGCAGTAGGCCCATGCCCCATCGTCAGTGCACCAAGGCCGCACGTAGCCCACAGGTGCCGGAGTCAGTTCGTCTAGTTCCTGCGTGAACGTGTAGCTTCCAGGGGCCACGGTCAGCGCGTAGCTGCTCTGCGTGAAGCTCTCCGCTATGTCGCCGCCCATCTGGTAATAGCGGCCATCGACGGGGCGATAGGCGTAGTTCGCATGCTTGCCGCGCAGCACGTCCGACGACACTGGCGCCGCAAGCTGGAAGTTCTGCGTGGCTTGTTCGTGGCGGTAGAAAGTGAAGCTCGGCGCCACCTCCCAATTGCCCAAGCGAACGCGACGCATGGTGGTGTTGGGCTCGGGGCCGCTCAACAGCAGCATGTGGCCGTTGAACACGAAGTTCGGTTGGCGGTCCAGCGCGAAGTTGTGCGAGATGGTGGGCGCGCTCGTGGTGCTGCGCTCCGTCCACGTCGCCAAGTCATCAAAGCTGGCGGCCCACACGCGCACCGTGCCGGTCATCGTGCCGCTGCTGTTCGCGCCGTCCACCGCCATCGCGTAGACAGCGCGGCTCGCTTTGTCCACCGTAAGACCGACTGCGCCGTCGCGATTGATGCCGTAGGTGCTGATGAGCGAATCGAGCGTGTCGTTCAGCAGTACGCGCGTCATCGTCGGCCCGCCGCCGCCAATCGGCGCAACGTCCAGCACCCAGATGAGGTTCGCATAGTTGCCATTGCTCAGGGTCGTGGTAATCCCAAGCTGGCCGGGGAAGTAGTAGCTCGTTGTGTAGACGAGATACTTGTTCCGCTCCATGTGGCGAACCAAGATGCCGTTGCCGTCCTTGCCCGCGACGATCTGGCCTTCGGTGATGCCCGGCGCCATGATCGTGGCCATCGAGAACGAGCCGATGTTGGACCATGACGTGCCGACAAGCTCATCGAACCGGAGCGTGGTGCCGTTGCACGACGCACAGATGATTGACTGCCGGTAGGCGCTGTAGTCTGAGAAACCGCCGATGGCGAGGCCGCCCGGCGGGCCGCTGGCGGCGTACTCGTACTTGCCGTTCTTGTAGTAGCGCACCAGGGCGCGGTCGCCCGTGGCGAAGAAGCTGCTGACCTGATACGCGCTGCCTTCACCGTTGGGATTGGCCCCCACGGTTGTGCCATCGGCCACGGCATAGGTCGCGTAGAACAAGCGCCCATCGCCTGGCCGGTAGGTGTCGTAGCACCAGACGTGGTACGTGTAGATTTGCCACTCGTCGCGGTCGCCAGCATCAAGCGGCGTGCCATACATCTTGTAGATGTAGGCGCTTGAGCCCGAGTCGTAGCCGTCCTGCGGGCCTTGCGGCGGCCGGCGCGGCTGGTGGTTGATGGCGTTGCCGACAGCCGTGCTGGTCAAGTCGCGGGCGTCAATCCGGTCGGTTTCGTTGCCCTGGTAGTTGCTGTGTAGGCCGCCGAAGTAGTACAGGACACCGGGCTCGCCATGCACCGCATAGCCGAAGGCGCGATAGGGCACCACGGCAGTGCTCACGGGCGCCTGATCGTCCAGGCTCTGCGCGTTGCTGGCGTCCCACGTAGTGCCGTGAGGCACCGTGCCGGAAAGCACCTTGCGGCTGATGGTCGGAAACGTCAGGGACTGCCACGCTCCCGCCGCAACAGGCTCGCTCACCGTCACCGCCAGTGGCCGACCGGCGCGCGTCAGGCTGGGGCTGATCGTGAAGTCCACCGTGCGGTCAGCTCCGGTCGCAGCCCAGGTGCTGCTGGCGTCCACGAAGGTCTGCCCGGTGCTGATGGTGCTAGTGGCCGGGCCGGTGCCGCTGTTGCTGCGCGCCCAGGTGATCGTGTAGGCCTGGTCTGCAGGCTGGTTCAGCGTGACGCGCGAGGTGTGAGCCACGCCGACGGTGGCGCCGTTGGGCCCACTGAGCGTTGCGGTGGTGGGCGGCCCCGAAGGTGCGCCGCTCACGGTGATGGCCTGCGGGTTACCCGTGATCGTCGCGCCCGCGGCCACCAGCGTCAGGGAAGGCGTGCCTGCCGCGGCAGCCGTCACGCTGAGCACCTGCGTATCGCCGGCGGCAAGCGTGCCCGAGTTGGGCGTGACCGTCACGCCGCCAGGGGGTGTGATGCTCCACGCCTGCGCCTGATTGCCGGTGTTGATGATCGAGCCCGCTGCAGCCACGCCGGCGACGGCGGTGTCGGCCACGGCGAACGTCAAGGCGAAGGTCGGCGTCGACGTGAGCGGCAGCGCCGTTCGCATGGTGATGATGAGACCGACGAAACCGTCCACCGCATCCAGGCGCGGGCGGGAATCGGCTGTGACCCGGCGGGCCAGGCGGAACGTCCCTGTGGGGGCGGACCCTTCGCCCACGTCGGCAGTAACAGTGAGCATGTCCGTCGTGCCGTTGCGCAGGACCACGCGGTCTACATCGCCCTCGACGTAGAACGTGCGGGCGACGAATGGCCCGAGGGTGACGTTGAGCGGGTCGACGCCGCCCTCGATGAACCCATCGTAGAGCTGGGCCTCCAGCAAGGTCGCACCTTGGTACAGATGCGCCCCGACGTACCGCTGCCCCGCCCAGCCCCCGAGGAAGGCTGCGCGCTGCACGGTCTGGAAGGCCGCGGCGTTGACCGCCGTTCGCGTCGGCGTGTGCAGGACGCTCAGGGACACGAGTTCCCCTTATGCAGCGTGCTGCAGGGTGGCCGACTGGACGTTGATCACGTCGCCGACGTTCCACTCCATGGCGCTGAGCTGCACCACGGCGTTGGCCGGGGCGATGTAGGCCCAGGTGACGGTGCCGTCCACGATGGCCTGGCCGGTGCCGACAGGGCCGCCAGTGGGCGCCGAAGTGCCCGGCGTCACCACGCGGTACTGGCCCACGCCATTCGTGCGGGTCTGGTTCGCGGTATAGGCCTGCGAACCCACCCAGCCCGGCGCAGCCGTCGAATTCAAACCCACGGTCAGGCCCGTCTTCACGTCGGCCGCGGCCGAGCTGCGGAAGCGCGCGCTTGCGACAGGGGCGCCCCAGCTCGACGCCACGGTGGCCGTCATCGTCTTGGGGAAGCCGGCCAGCGTCAGCAGGTCGCCGACAACCGTGCCAGAACTCGCGTTGAGTGCCGTCGTGCCCATGACCTGGGCCGCCCCGTTCAGGAGGTCCAGCGAGCCGCTGTTGCAGCCGTCGCGCACGACAGTCATGCGGCCAGTCTTGATGTTGGTTGCGTAGGTCATGGTGGTCCTGGTGGAGTTGGTTCAGGCGTGCTGGCTTAGGCGTTGCCCATGCGCTCGTCGCCGAAGTAGTTGCCGAACAACGTGCCGTTCAGCATCAGCACCTGCTGGCGGTTTTCCCAGTCGCGGTCGCTGGCATCGAGCCTGAAGAAGCAGCGCTCCAGGCGGTACCGGCGCGTATGGCGCGCGGGCGTGCCTTCGTAGATGCGGGCATCGAAGTAGCCGCCTTGCTTGAGCACGTCCTTGGCGAAGCGCTGCACGGTGCCGGCCACGGTCTCCAGGAACGTGATGCCGCCCTGGAAGCTGGGGTCATAGGGCGCCTGGTCGAAATAGAGCCCGCCGCCTGCGTAGGGGACTTGGATTTCGGCTCCGCCGCTGACTTTCGGGTGCGGGAACTGCTTGACCAGCAGATAGATCGACTCGAAGCCCAGCGGCTCGAACGTGGCATCACCGGCGTTGAGCTTGTCACCCAGGGCCAGCGTGAGCTGCAGATTGGTACGGTGGTAATCCGCGGTGTTCATCATGGGTGGTGCTCCAGAAGGTCTGCGCTTTCGCGGCAGTGTCTGGGCCCACCCGGGGCCGCACGGGGGTGCTTACCGATACGGTGAGCCGCCCCCGATGCCCCCGGTGACGATGTGCGCGATGGTCCGATCGCGCACGTCCTGGCCTGGCGCAGCGACGGGTGGCGCGCCGGCAGCAGGCGCGGCGCTGTTGAGCCGCGTGGGCCCCGACATCTCCAGCGTCGGCGGCGCGCCGGCGGCCACCACCGCGGCGGCCATGGGCGCGCGGGAGATGGCTGCGGCCGCAGGCGAAGCGACCCCGCCGGCCAGGGACAGCAGCGTGGCCTTCTCGGCCGATGCGCGGTTCAACGTGCTGGCGCGCACGGCACTGCTGCTGGACTTGAACAAGCTCTCGTTGTTGGCGATCTTGTAGTCCTGGATGGCCGAAACGATGTCCGCATCGCCCATGGACGCGACGTTGCGGCCCGCCAGCGCGCGCTCGATGAGGCTGGAGTTACCGCCGAACTGCGTGGCGGTGCTGAACACCGCTTCAGAGACCGCTTCGCCTCGTCCAGACAGGTCAATGCCGGCGCCCTTCAACCTGCGCATCTGCGGGTCGAAGTGCGTCCTGGTCATGAAGTCCTGCTGCGCCTGAGCGAACTTCGGATCAGCCGCCAGCGCCTTCCACTTCGCATCGAACTCTTTGCTGCCTGGCTTCATGCCTGCGAACTCGGAGCCGTATTCCGAGCTGCGCAGGAACGCGCTCAGGGTGCCGCTGTTGGAAGAGAGCTGGTGCTTGCCGTAGCTCTTGCCGCCGAAATCGCCCTTGCCGGTGGAGATGGTGGCGGCGCCTTTGGCGCCCGACTCAAACATGCCGCTCACCCAGCCGGCGATTTTCTTGCCCGCGGAGCTGCCCGCCAGCCCGCCGATGATGGCGCCGCCGACAGTGCCGATTGGCCCCAGCAGGCTACCCGCCGCGGCGCCGCCCAGCGCACCCGCCATGGCGCCGCCTGTGCCGCCTGCGTTCTCGATGCGCTGGCGACGCTTCTGCTCATCGCTCAGCGTGTCGTCGGCAGCGATGCGCTGGTCTTCCACCACCCCAGTGATGGCCTCGATCAGCGGCCCTATCAGAGGCACCCGCTTGAGCGCACCCTTCAGCAGGCCCTTCGCGCCAGCACCAGCCGCGGCAGCCGCGCCACCCGCGCCCGCCAGCAAGGGGGCGAGGATCTTGGGCAGCATCGACAGCCCGGGAATTGCCGAGGCCAGGGCCGGAAGCAGGCCGGCCAGCGTGGACAGGAACCCCCCGCCCTCGCCTGGTCCTGACCCACCCCGAACACCCTTGATGCCGCGCAGCAGGTCGCGATTGGCCTTGGCGTCGTCCTTGCGCGACGCGCGGAGTTCGCGCCAGAGCTTGCGAAGCCAGCCCACCGGCGCCTCGCCGCCGGACTGGCCGCGGCCCATGCCGAAGAGCCCGGCGCCAGCGCGGCCCAGCGGCGACGCCACGCCGCGCGCGCCAGCGTAGACGCCTCGAATCTCGCCGATGGCGCCCAGCAGCGGGTCGATCTGTTCTGCGCCCTGCAGCGCGGCACCGCTGGCCGCCAGCGCGCCGCCCACACCGTTGCCACCGCCACCGCCGCGGCCGCCGGCGCCGAACCGGCCATCGGAGCCGCGGGCTTGTGCGGCGCGGTCCGCCTTCGCGTCGCGGCGCTGCGCCTCGACCGTGCGCGCCATCGACTGCGCCGCGTCTGCCGTCTCAGCCGCCCGGCGTTCGGCCTGCGCATTGGGAGCGCTGGCTCCTGCGACGAACCGGCCATCAGTGCCTCGCATGCGCGCCGCCGCGGCGCCAGCACGTCCAGACGGGACAGCAGCCGGGGCGAGCGGGCCGCGCGTGTTGCGAGCGCTCGCGCCGCCGTAGCTGCCGCCTTGCGCAGCGCGGCCGGCCGTGCGCCGCATCAGCGCGAGGATCTTGGACGTGTCGCCCTTGATCCCGGCGAGCATGCGCGCTGCGCCGTCATCCCCCAGAGGGGTGCCGGTCAGAAAGCCTTGGGCGTCGTGCTCGAGCTTCACTTGGGCGTCACGAAGGTGTCGAACTGCACGAAGGCGAGCTGCAGCTCTTCGAGCTCACCGGCGCGCCGGGAGAGTTCGTTGTCCATGTTGCTGGGTCGCATGAGCCAGCGGTGCGTCAGGCGCGGGTCGCTCTCGCTGATGCCGGTGGTGGCCATGTGCGTGATGTCGACCGTCACCAGGTAATCCGCCGGCAGGCCGAACGTGCCATCGACACGGGTGGCCTGGTCTGCCTTCGACAGAAACCAGCGCTTCACGCTGCCGCGCACGTCGTCCAGGGTCGTGACGCGCAGCTCGACCCGCTCTGCGCCGTTGAGGTTATCGATGCTGCCCGAGCCGATGGCGATGGCATCGCCTGGCATCGTGCAGGGCGCGAAACTCACGTCGATGGCGAAGAGGTTGAAGCCCCCGGCGCCACCTGGCGCGTCGCGGCTGGGTTTCAGCTCGCGGATTTCGATGTGAAACAGGTTCTTGAACGCCTTTTGCGTGCGGGCCGACTCTTCCCAGAGCTGGCGGTACTCACGCAGGGACAGGCCGCCCCACACGGGCGCTGCGGGCCATGGATCCACTGGGCCCAGGCTCTCCGGCGCCTCGGGGGTGGGCGAGCCTGCAAGCGGCGAGCCGGCGGCAGCCGACCGGCCTTGCGACTGGCGGATCAGACTGTCCTGCGCTTCGCCCTGCCCCAGCCGACGGTTGATTTCCCCGAAGATCAGATCGGGCGATGCGCTCTTCAGGTCGGGTATGACCTGCTTGAGGCCGGCCGGTCCCTGCGCGATGCCACGCACCAACGCGCCGGCCGCAGCATCCCCCAGCAAACCGGGAAGGAAGCCCTGCGCGGCCGACTGCAACCCGGGAGCCGCGCGGCCAGCGAGGGCGGACCTGACGCGATCCAGGACGGACACTGTTAGCCCTCCGCGGGCAGGACGCCGCCGCCTGGCGTGCCAGGCTCAGCGCCGGGAACGAGGTCTTCGCCACCGCCACCACCACCGAAGCCACCACCAGCAGCCGCTGCCTCGGCCGCCTTGGCGTCGGCCACGGCCTTGTCGATTGCCGCGGCGAACATCTTGGCCCGCGTGGCATCCATGCCGAGCTCTTTCTCCAGGAAGTCCTGCACCGCGTCCTTGCCCAAGCCCAGCTCTTTGAGCTGCTGGAGAATCTGCGCCAGCAGCGCCCCGGAGTTCGTGTTGTCGGCCTTGGTCTTGGCCCGCTCGGTTTCCAGCGATGAGATACCGCTGTAGTAGGAGATGCGCCAGGGCAGGTCTTTGCCCTCGAAGTCCAGGCCGTGCTTCAGCAGGGCGTGGACCTTCACGATGTGATTGAAGAAGCCCGAGGCAGCCGACCGAATGGCGCGTGCGCGCTCTGCTGACTGGGCTGACACTCGGAAGAAGCCACCATCGCCCAGGCCGCCGCTCAGCAGGTCGGCGAAGCCCAGCATGGACAGGTCTGTGCCCAGCGCGCCGGCGAGCATGCGCGCGTTCATCATCACGTCCTCGATGGTCAGCGAACTCTGCGCGGAGCCGGAGCCCACGGGACCACGTATCTCGGTGAGCTGCTTGTCGCTGTTCGTCGGGATGAAGTGGATGATCCGCCCGACCACGGCACGGCCCTTCTTCACCACCTCGTTGATGTAGGCGTTGGAGCGGTTGAACATTTCCTCCAACGAGCGGCGGAAGGTGGCGCGCTGGGTAGGACTCATGCCCGCCTGCTGCACGCTCACCATGGCCTCGTCAATGGAGTCGCGCACGCGCTGGCCCGTGAGGCCGGCCCAGGCCGCGGCGAACTTGTCATAGGCCTGCTCTGCGCCATCCAGGAACGAACCCCCAGCCATCGCCGGCACCGCCGGCAGGTCCTCGATGCGGTCGGTGGTGAGCGTCACCCGGATAGCCTTCTCAATCGCGCGGTTCTGCGGAACCCACAGCGTGCGCGGCATCTTCAGGCGCGCGATCTGGAGCACGCTCAAGCGCTCGTTCACTCGGTTGCCGGTGGCGATCGTGTAGCCGATGGTCTTGTTGCCGCGCTCATACGGCTGGATCAGCGGCGGGTACACCAGCTCATCGACGTAAACGTCGCGCACGCCCACCTTGTCCTCCGCGTAGATGCGGCCGTAGGCGTCGCCGAAGGTGCAGCCGTTGAAGCACACGGTCGGCGCCACGCGGTTGAAGTGCGGCTGCAGGTCCTTCGCCAGCGACTCGACCAGCTTGACCAGAGCCTTGTCTTTCTTGGCCTCGTCGGTGAGTTCGATGTAGACCATCTCACCGGTGTTCTCGTCGCCACCCAGCGCTGAAGTCACGTGCAGCCGCACCGCCGTGGACACCACGGGGTCGGCGCTCATGTCCTGCCACTTCTCGTAAATCTGCTGGCGGCTGCGTATCTGCCGCTCCGCGCTGCCTTGCAGGAACTGGAGCGATACCGGGTCGCCGGTCCAGTCGTCCCAACCGTCTTGGCTGACAGGCGGCAGCGGTCCTGCGCCTTGGCGCTGGACGACTTCGACTGCGCCCTCGCCCTTGAGCCAGCGCTTGACGCGAGCAAGCGAGCCGCCGGTGGGCGTGAGGGCCCCTGAGGGCTGGGTTGCCATGGGGGCAGTGTCGCCAGCGATGCCGGGCCTGAGCCGGGGCGTTACCGCCCGCGCCAGCGGCGAAAGCCGGGGTGTTGACACCCTTAATCGTTATCGCTCACAATAACCCATCGCAACGCACCGGACACCGACCATGACCAAGCGCTACATCACCGCCACCTTCGACGGCAAGACCTTCAAGCGTCAGACCGACCGCCCCTACACGCACGCGCTGGTGCTAACCCAGTTCAACCCCGAACCGCTGCGGCAGCGGGCCATGGCGTGTGAGCCTCAGGAGGCAAAGCAAACCGAAAAGAACATCGCATGGCACCGCAAGCAGGCCGCCCTCGGTGTCGGCGGCACCGTCCAAGTGACCGGCTGCGCTCGCCCCTGGTCTTATGCCCAGTCGGAGAAAGACCACGCAGGCCACGTCGCCTACCTGGGCGACAAGTCTGACGAACAGCTCATGGCTGAAGCGGCAGCCGGCCGCGCGTCTCGCCTGGAAGCGCTGATCAAACACCTGACTGCGAAAGGCAACGATGTCCTGTCCTGGCACGGCAGCCTGACGCTCGCTCACAAGGCACGCGATGCGGCCGTACCTAAGCAGCCGGCCTACAGGATTGAAGTCGTTGCCGTCAACCAGCAGTGAACCCGGGGGCCTGCGGGCCCTGCCCTCAACCCGGAGACCTGACCCATGCCTCAGACCATCACCCTCGCAACCATCGCCCGGCGCCGCCGCTACAGCCGCATCCTGGCCCGCGTGGCCTTCCTGCGCCAGTGGGCCGATGAGCTGCGCGAGCGTGGCGACTGCGACGGTTGCAACGAAGCCCGCCGCCTGGACTGCGAGGCCGACGACCTCGAAGCCATCCTCTGACCGAACTGGAGACCACCCCATGGCAAGACCCCGCGACAACCAGCGCTCCCGCGTCTACGCATGGGAGCGCGTAGCCTGCCAGGCGACGCTCGACCGCAGCCTCTACACCTCGGAGTTCACGACCCTCGAAGAGTGCGAGGCTTTCCTGAAACCGATCTGGCGCGCCGAACGCGGCCGCGTCGGCCTGGCGCGGCAGGTGGCGCCCGAGCTGGCGCGCAACCTGTGGGGCCAGCGCCGCGCCACGGCCGGCGCCGACCACCGCCTGAAGCTGCCGCGGTGGGCCCGCAGCCGCTGGGTGATCCTGCACGAGGCTGCCCACCGCCTGACGCCACACGACGAAGCCCACGGGCCGCGCTTCGTGGGCGTGCTCATCGGCCTGCTGGCCCGGCATTGCGGCATTGACGCGAACCGGCTCATGGCACTGGCCGACCAGCGCGGCGTGCGCTACCACGTGCGGAGCATCGGTAGCGTGCCGATCTTCACGCCATCGGCGCAGGTGGAACATGCGGTGTCGCGCCACGGCCCGATGACCTCGATGGACATTGCCTGCCACCTCAGCCTGGCCGACGGGGTCGACATCACCGAACGTCAGGTGCGAGGCGCTGCCCTTGCCTTGATCCGCGCCGGCCGGGCCCGGTGGTTGCGCCACAAGCTGACGTTGCTGGACACCGAGAAGGTGGCGTCCAATGCCGACGGCTGCAGGCCCTGAAGGCGGCCATGCTGCACCCGATAACGCACGACCTCGAAGGCGCCAGGCTATGGTGCGGCCCGGCGGCCATCGCAGCCGTCACCGGCCAGCCCACGTCGGTGATCCACCGCCTGGTGAAGATCGACCGCGGCAACACCAAGGCTGTCCGCGGGATGTTCCATGGCGAGCTGTTCCGCGTGATGCGGCGCCTTGGCTATGCGGTGGTCGACACCATCATCGGCTGCTCCGGCATCGCGCACTTCGCCCAGATGAACCACGCCGAGTTTCAGGCCGCGCCGATGATCGCTGCCACCGACGATCACTACTTCGTGCTCTTCCAGGACCGACTCATTGACAACGGCAGGCCGGCGGGCGTGCCCATCACCGCAAACGCGGTCGGCGGCGACGTGCAGCGCGGCTGGATCTTCGAGCGCGTCGGCGAGCCTGACATTCCGCCCGAGGTCGACGTCGTGGACCGCGAAGGCTTGAACGCCATGGCAAGGGCGCGGCGCCTCGCCACGAAACACGAAATCTGCATCGACACGATCGCACCAGGGCAGGCCTGGAACGTCTGGTGCCCGCTGCTGGCCGAGGACGACCCACACGAGAACGACAACGGCTGCTACTCGCGCGCTGAGGTCTTGGACCGCGTTGAGAGCTACGTCAGGCACCTCACGACGGGTTACCTCGAAGCGGTGACGGCCCCTTTCATGCTGCCCGAATCGCACCCCGCATACCGGCCGGCTGGCTCCATGGTCGGGCACGAACAAACCGCTTGACCTTCTTTATTGTTATCGCTCACACTACAGGCCTCGACCCCGGAGCCCGCCATGCAACTGCTCAGCACCGAACGCTTCACCGCCCCGCCGCCGATGCCCCTGGCGGCCCGCTTTGAGCCGTGCCCGAAGTGCAAGGGCACGGGCAGGTTCACGGGCTACACCGGCCGTGACGTGGGAGAGTGCTTTACGTGCAAGGGCGCCGGAAAGCGCCGCACCGAAGCCGCCATCCAGGCCGCGGCCGTGGTGGTCAACGACGACGCACTGCGCGCCACCTTCGACAAGCTGCTGGCCTCGGGCCTGAAGCGCGTGAAGCTGCGCATGTCGGGCTTCGCGGTCAAGCCCGCCCCGGCCACCGGCAAGAACGCCGGCGCCCTGTACGTCACCGAGGGCGAGACCTATCTCGGCAAGATCGTCAGCGGCAAGTTCCTGAAGATGGACTGCTGCTCCCCCGAGGTGGCCACCAAGGTTGCCGCCCTCGTGAGCGACCCCATGGCCGCCATCAAGGCCACGGGCCAGGAAGTCGGAAACTGCGCGGTGTGCGGACTGGAGCTCACCGACCCCGAGAGCATCGCGCGCGGTATCGGGCCGATCTGCGCCGAGCGGCTCGCATAACTCACAGGAGACATGATGAAGATGCAGTCACGACGGAAGGCGCTGGGGCGCGCCGCTTCATCTCGCGCCCAACTGCGCGCCCCCTTAGCGGCTACGTTGCGCCCCGTCCTCGCAACCATGGACGCTTCCAAGTCGGCTTTGCTTGCATCCCTGAGAAGCGAAGACGGCCTTCCAAGCCCGTTTCAGTTTGCAGGGTCCTTCGCTGAAGCAATCCGCCGCTCACGCGTCACGCGCACGTGAGCCTTGGCGAACCGCACTCCCCACCGGCGCACCATGCTTCACATCCACCTTCGCGCTGGCCGTACCGCCGGCCAGCACGTCGCCAGCATCAACCGCCAGGACCCGGCGGCCGACACCTTCGACCCCGCAAAGCCGTGGCTGCTGCTGCGCACCGATGGGCGCGTGTCCAACTTCCCAAGCCAGGCCGCCGCGCGCGAAGAGGCCGTGAAGCTGTGGGCGCCCTGCTCTTTCACCCGCAACTGAGGCCGAGATGCCCACCATCACCATCCCCGAATCGGCCACGACACTGCCCGCCGACGTGCAGGTCATCATGGGCCACTACGCCCTGAACTTCCGCGCTGAGGTGGCCGCGCTGGCGCCTTCGCACGACCACAACCCGCGAGTCGCAACCATGACCACACCTACCAACCTGCAGCGCGCCATCCTGCGCGCCGATGGCACCATCACTCCGCTCGACGCGCCCGTTACTCTGGCGAAGATCGAAGAGGTCTTGGGCGCTGGCGCCTTCCCCGGCACCATCGACTTGCACGACGGCCGAGTGCTCTTGATTGACGACCAGGGCGTGGCCAAACGCCTGCCGCGCAACGAGGCCGCCACCGCGCTGTATCACTCGATCTGCAAGCCCGGCACCACCACGCCGGTGCTGGGCGATGCGGTGCTGGCACTGGATGCCGACTTCGGCGACCCCGAGGACTTCTGACCATGGCCAGCTACCTCAACACACCCAGCGGCGACGTGGTGTTGGTGCTCTCAGGCGCCGAAGCGCGCGGCCTTGTCGCCCTGGCCGGCGAAGGCGGGGCAGGCCTGCTCGTAGACGCCGCGGCCGCCCGCGCTTATATCGGCGGTCACGCCAGCGTCGAAGCGGCCCGCCGCGCACTTGACGCACTGAAGTCGGCCACGGCCGATCAACCCCGGAAAGACCCAGCATGACCACCGCCCATATCGTCACCATCCGCAAGGCCGGCACCGTGCTCGGCCACCAGCTCCGCGCCGGCGGCACCGGCCCGGGCCAGACCGCCTACTTCTCAGCCGTTGCCCATGGCGACCCCGAGAAGGCCCTTCGTGCGGCCAAGGCGGCAGCCCGGGCCCGAGGTCTGAAGATCGGCACCGGCCGCGGCGGTTCACCCCAGGGCCGACGCACTGCCAAGAGCCGCACACCAGCCGCTGGCATTCGCTGGGAATGGCACCCCTACTACGGCAGCGTGGCGCTCTACGTGGTGGCGAGCTGGTCGGACAAGCGAGGCCGGCCGCGGCAGACCCGCTACAGCACCGAGCACAACGGCCTGGAAGCAGCCCTGGACTTGGCCATCAAGGCGCGCACGTCGGCAGGTGCACCGATGCCAGACCGCGAGGCCCTGCTGCGCGCTCTGCGCGCGGAGAAGCGGGCCGGCCAGCAAGCGTGAGCGCATTGCTCGCGTTCGCGTTAGCTGTCACACTTATGCTTTTCTGACGGGATGCTGCATGACGACCGACACCGTTGCACACGGACCTGCCCAGTCCGAAACCCTTGCTGCTGCTCACCAGGCCGCAGACGTACTGCGCTCCGCAATCCAGCAGGCGCACCGCGGCGCCGACCCGCTGCTGTCGTTGCTGCTGCTGCCGCTGATCGCCGACGCTGAGAAGCTGGAAAGCGCGCTGGGGGCCATCGCCTCGGCTTGGGAGTCTGGCGAGTGATCCGTCCCGTCACAGGATTGGCCCTGAGCGCAGCCGCGCGGCAGGCCAAGGTGCTGAACGAGCTGCGCGACCGCGGCGGCGACAAGGTGGCCGTCCTGCTGCCGCCCGAGTCCATGGAAGACCTGCGCACGGTGATCGAGGCCAACGGCTTCGCCACCCGGCAGGGCAAGACCGAGGCGATCATTCACGCGCTGGCGCTGGCGGCCAAGGCCGCGCGGCGCAAGGCAGCCAAAGGTGGGACCAAATGAGCGTGCTGGTGACCTTCGGCGGCCTTGCCCTTTTCGCGGCCGGCTTTCTGGCCGGGAAGCTGCACGAGCGTTTCGCCTGGAACGACCTCATCACCAAGGGCATTCTCCCGAGGCCGCGCCAGCGGTGACGCGCTACGCGCCCACGAAAAAGCCGGCCCGAGAGCCGGCTTTCCCATGCCCGGGCGAAGCTCAGGCCCCAGCCGCCACCCGCTCGTCCATGTCCTCATCGACCAGCTCGTAGTCGATGCCCTCGCCACCCAGGTCGAAGAGCCTGGTGCCCACGATGAAGCTGGCGCGGTAGACGTCCTTGAAGGCCTCGGCCATCACCAGCGTGGTGGCAGCATCCGGGCCGCTGTAGGCCGCGGCCACCAGCGGGTCGCCGCGATCACCCGACAGCGCGCCGGCGTCCAGCAGCACGGCCTTGACGGCCCACCAGTAGGGGCCGAACTCCAGGTAGCGCTCGGGGTGGGCCAGCAGCCGCTGCGCGAGCACGCGCACCGCGTTCTCTTCGAAGGTGCCGGCCCGGCCTGAAGCCGCGTGCGTGGCGCGCATGGCCGCGGTCTTGGTCGCTGCCTCGCTGGCTTCGATCTTGTAGTTCACGAACATGCTTGTCTCCCTTTCAGCGGCGGCGGCCGCGGCTCATCTTGCCCGATGCCTCGACCACCTGCAATTCTTTGCCGGCGCGCGGGTTGCCCTCGATCAGGCGGGTCCAGGCCTTGAACGGCACGTTCCAGCACAGCGCCGTGCCGTCCCAGATGGCCTTGCTGCCCACACCCAGAGCGGCCGCCTTGATCTGCCCCATCCAGGCCTTGGTGTTGCCCGTGAGGCCGACCATGCGGTTCGGGTCTTCGTCCGTGGTGGCGTCCGCTGCCGGCGCTGGGGCTGCTGGGGCTGCTGGAGCTGGCGCCGGCGCGGGTGCCGGCTCGCGAGCGGCAGCCTCTGCCCGGGCGATCAGCTCGCGCTTGTGGTCGAAGGCAGCGCGCAAGCTGTAGGAGGTGATCTGCAGGAACGTCTCGGGCCGCTCGACGGAGTAGTTCGGCTCGGTGCTCAACTCGTACTGCGGGAAGGCCTCGGTTTCCAGCCAGGCCCGCAGGCGCTCCCGCAGGCCTTCCAGCGTCGTGGCCGGGGCCAGCACGAACTCATCGAACGGCGCCGCAGATCCTGACAGGAGCGCCTTGCCGACACTGTTGCTACGGTAGGCGTTGATGGTGGTGAAGTCGCCCCAGGTGATCTTCACCCCGCGTGACTTGGCGAAGTCCACGAGGTTGCGCCAGATGCCGCCAGGCTCTGTCTTGGAAACGCCCACCGTGCTCTCGCACACGAACGACACCGTACCGTAGCTGTTCGAGGTGCTCTTGACCACCTCGGACTGCTTCGAGGCGATCAGCGGCAGCACGCGCAGTCCGTCCACATTTTCGGTGTGCACCACCTGCGGGAAGTATGGCGACGGCAGGAACCACGAGCGCGCCTCGTACTTGACCAGCATCGGCGCCGCGCGGCGCTGGGCCACCTGCGGCACCGTGGCCGAGAAGAGCTGTTCGAGCTGGCCGGCGCTGAGCTGCCCGGAGCCGCCCACGGCATCCTCGATCTGCGCCGCGCGCGTGATCAGCTCATCGTAGCCAGGCGAGCCCGGCAGGGTCACGGTGCCCTTGTTGAGCTCGTCGGCGATGGCGATGGTCTTGGTGCGGCCGTCGTCGTTCAGGTAGAACGCCATCAGGCCCAGTTTCTCGCGCCGGACCACCCCGAGGTAGCCGCTGCGCTCGATGAAGGCGCCTTCGCAGACCACCTTGCCGTCGATCACGGTGTTATCGCGCTCCAGCACCTCGGCAGCGATGCCGCCTTCCTGAGCACCCAGGCGCTTGAACTCGTCGCGGCTGGCGTCGATCATGGCCTGCGCCTGGTCGACCTCGCTGCGCCACTCGTTGCCGATGTCGGTGTCTTCCGACACCTCGAACTTGAAGTTGATCCCGTCGCGCACGATCTTCGCGATGCGGTCGGCCATCCCCATCTTGTTCAAGTCGCCATAGGTGATCGTGCGCGCGTAGGCCACCACGTCATCCAGCGTCCCGGGCGCATAGGTGGTGGCGGACCCGTAGCCCGTGGCCTTCATGACTTTGACGCTGGATTCGATCAGCGTGCGCAGGCTGCGCTCGCGCGCCTGCAGCTCCGCCAGCAGCCCCTGGTTCTTGACGATGGAGCCTGCCGTGGCCTTGGGGTTGTCCAGGCGCATCCGCACGCCCATGATCTGGCCGGCCACGGTCATGAAGGCTGCGAACTTCTCCGCGGCCCAGGCCTGCGCGCTGGAGTATTTCTCGAGGAACGCGGCTTGCGCCTTGATGGTGCTGATCGTCACCGCCTGCTTGCCGCGGGTGCTGGCGGTGCGCGTCAGCCTCTCAGCAGCCTCAGCGCGCGCCTGGATGCGGCTCATCGCGTCGCTGTCGCCCACCGAGTCGATGAGGCTTTCGAGCTGTTCGCGGGTGAGGCCGCCCACCACGGCCACGTTGTCGCCGCCGTTGGGGTCCATCACAGCATCGATCCATGACGACTTCTTACCCACCAGCATGCGCTTGTAGGTGTCGAAGGTGCCATCGGCATCGTAGTGGTAGACCGTCACGCGGCCGGTCTGGTTGCCCTGGCGCACGCCGCGGCCGTTGCGTTGCGTGAGGCTGTCCGGCGTCCACCCCAGCGTGAGGTGGTGGATGGCCTGTGTGCCCTTCTGCAAGTTGATGCCGACCTCGGCCTTCTCGTTGCAGATCACCACGCGGTACTTGTTGCCCTCGCCCTCGGCGTTGAAGCCGTCCTGCACCGCCAGGATTTCCTCGGGCTTGCCGTTGACCTTGCCGGTGATGATGGCGATCGACGCCGGCGACACGCCGCAATGCTTGACCAGCAGGCGCTTGATCTTCGAGTGCATCGCCAGCGTGTCGCAGAAGATGAGCTGGCGCACACGCCCGCTGGGCAGGCCCTCCACGCGGCCGCGCGGGTTGGCCTCTTCGTGCTTGAAGTTCTCGATCAGCGCGGCGAGCTTCGGCGGCAGCGTCACGTCGAAGTCGATACCCGCCTTGTCCGCCATCGCATCGAAGGCGGCCTGCGTCTCCGGCTGCATGGTGTCCAGCACCACGCGCTTGCCGTCGATCTTGGCGCGCGCCTGGATGCGCAGCATCTCCACCTTGTCGTCGCCGTCCTTGACGGTCTTCTTTCCCACCACCGCCGCCTGGCTGGTGTGCGGGCCCATCCGCGCGCGATCTTCCACCGGCGGCTTCGCGTTCCAGGCGGCCACCAGCGCGTCGACCGTCTCCGCCTGCGCTGGCGTGAAGTAGAGGAACGTGGCGCGTTCGTCCAGCTCGGGGTCTGCGATCAGCAGGCCCATCTTCTGGATGAGGTTGAAGGGGTGGCCGATCAGCTCTTTGGGCTCGCCGAACTTCTCGGCCACGCGCTCATAGGCCTCGGGGTCGCCGCGGTTTTCTTTGCGGCCCGTCAGGTCGTCAATGGCGTACCGGAAGGCGCCCTTGTATTCCTGCAGCAGGTCGTTGACTGCCTGCGGCAGGGCCACCGGCGTGGGCCGCTCGCTGGCGGCCGGCATGACGATCTGCTCGCCCACCTGCTCGGCCGTGCGGATGGTGCACGTGGCCGCCAGGGCGTTGCGCAGGATGCCGACGTTGTTGAGGCCGGTGAAGACGTTGTAGGGCTTGATGAGCCCGTCCAGCGTTTCCTCGTCCAGGTTCTCGAGTTGGCACATGACCTCCATGAACTGGTCGGCACCCTTGATGCCCACCATAAGGTCGTTGAGCTTCGCGTCACCCACCGCCAGCGAGAGCATGGAGTAAATCTCCAGCGGGCTGTTCGTGATGGGCGTCGCTGTCATCAGGATCACACCGTCCTTGCGCGGCGCATCCTTGCGCACGAACCACGCCTTGGCCTGCGCGTCCAGGCCGCGCGACGAAGGGTCGGCCAGGCTCAGGAACTTCGCGCCGCCGAAGTCGACGGTGCCGCGGCTGTTCTTCAGCAGGTGGCCTTCGTCAATCACCAGGCTGTCCAGGCCCAGGTCTTCGAAGTAGGGCGCGGCCATGCTCTTGCTGCTGGCCGTGGTGAGCTGTTCGATCACCTTGGCGCGCAGGCTCTTGCTGACCTCATCGTCGGCCTTGCTGTCGCTGGCCGCGTAGGTGGCATCCACCGTGGCCAGGTAGGCGTCATAGGCCGCGGCCGTGCTCGCGCGAAGGCGCAGGCGCTGGAAGGCCTCATAGGTCATGAAAATCTTGCGGTGCCGGCCTTCCAGGATCTTGTTCAGGTCGGCGTCATAGGCGGCGGGGTCGGTCTTGAAGTCCCCGGTCTTGCTCTCGCGCAGGCCCACATACAGGCAGTCGGCCGTATCGGCGTAGACGCGCGCGGCTTCCTTGCGCCAGTTCGACAGCACGGAGTTGGGCACCACGAACGCAGTGCGCTTCTTCGTGCCGATGGAGTGCGCGTGCTGCACCGCGATGAGGCCCTGGCTGGTGTTGTGCGTGACGATGTAGTCGTCGGTGACGTAGAGGTGGCTCGGGTGGTCAACGGCGATGCACTGCACCTGTGCCACACCGATGCTGGTGACCTTGGAGAAAAGCCGGGTCGGCAAGTACTTCGAGCGTGCACGCACTCGTGCCGCCTTGCGCTTCAGCGCGAACGGCTCGATGTCTGGCGGCAAGCGAAGGCTCACCGTGAACGCCAGTTGACCGCTCTTCTTCTCTCCGCGGTGCGTGAAGGTTGGAACTCTGCTGCTGATGCTGGCGGTGCCGCCCAAGCTCTGTGCCAGTTCCATGACGCCGGCAGCGAGCAAGCGCGAGACGCTCGTGAACTGCACCGTCACACCGTCGCGGCTCACGTAGCCGTCGGTGTCCATCAAGCCTTGCAGCAGAGAGACCCGCTGAGCAACAGAGCTGCGAAGGTACAGGTCAGGGATGAACTTGTCGTGTGACTGGCGACCGGTCAGGCCCAAGCCACGAACAGCATCAAGGGCGAGGTTCTTGCCACCGCTCCGGCCGCACGTCAGGGACCACGTTGGCGTGCGGTCTCCGACCTCGCGCTCAAACAGCGTCACCTTGTCGCCGAAGTCGTCTTTCAGGAGATGGCAAACGCGGTCCGCGATTTCCGTGTCGCCGCTGCTGAAGACCATCGAGTTTCCGGTGAGGCAGCCGTCACCGATGAGCACTCCGAGGATGTACGGGCTGATGGGCAAAGCCTGCTCTGCGAACTGCACGGGCTGCACCATAGGGATGCGGTGCATCTTCTGCTTCTTCCCGCGCAGCAGCGTGCGGCGAATCTCGCTCAGAGGCTTGACGCTGCCCGGGCGGCTCACCGCGGTTCTTCGGCCCTCGCTCTGCCTTTCGGCCCGAATATCCAGCTCGGTGCGGGTGAACCACAGGTGCTCGTCGCAGCAGCGAGTCTTAGCGCCGTCCGTGAATTCGACCTCGAACACCTCACGCTCGCCCTGCGGATACACGCCCAGCACCGGAACAGCGGTGCCGTCGGCAGCGAACACCAGGTCGCCGACCTTCATGTCGCCCATGAGCTTCCAGCCGGCAGGCGTCAGGATGCGAGCATCCAGCGGCTGTGCCTTGCCCAGGCCCACGCCGTCGCCGTTGATGCCGCCGAACTCGCGCCCCATCTTGCGCACCCAGGCGGCCTGGTAGCCGTGGGTTTTCCAGGCCGGATTGAGGCCCGGGATGTCCAGCGGCGAATCGTCCTCGACCTGGCGAAAGTAGATGCGCTGCGGGTCGTTTGCCAGGCCGTCCAGCCGGGCCATGACGACGGGGTTGGCCTTCACCCACGAGTTGAACTGCCCTTCGCTGGTCTGCACCAGCGAGCGCAGCGCCTGCACGCGCCGGCGCTCCAGCTCGACGTTCTCTTTGTCGCCCTTGCTGCTGCGGGTGGCCACCGTGCCGGTGCGCAGGTACTCGCCGAAGCGCTTGAGGTTGCGCTCGGCCTCGCTCTTGGGCGTGGTGATGTCGCAGCCGATGAACGGCGCTCCGGTCTCTTCATCGAACTGCACGCTGAAGCGCGGATCCACGAAGCGGCGCACGAACTCGGCCCGCTCTTCCAGGCTCGTGAAGGGCGAGAAGAGCGTGAAGTGCATCTGCGACGGGTCGTTGCGCAGCAGCCGGCTCTGGGCGATGAACTTCTGTCGCAGCAGCTTGTCGCGCACGTCGTCGTTCGTGGCTGCCGCCAGCTCCGCGTCGATGCGCGCGAGAAAGTCGGCGTAGTTGCCCACGAAGTAGTCATCGGCTCGGGCCACGGCCTGGCCGTCGGCCGACACGCACCACTGGTCATCGGCCATCGGGTCGAAGTCTTCGCCGTACAGGGCCTTGGCCTGATCCAGCGGCACGAAGGCGCCACCGCCGGCGCGGTAGCGCGCAGCCTCGAACTTCTGGGCCTCGCTGCGGTCGTCGCGCTCCTGCACCACGTCGCCACGCCACACGCCCGAGAAGCCGTCGCGCTTGCTGTAGTTGATGACCACCTTCTTCATGGCGGTCTTGATCAGCTTCGACAGGGCCGTGGGCGGGCGTGCAGCGTCCGAGGCCACGCGCTTCATGGCCTCGCTGAGGATGGGGTAGCCGTTCAGGTAGTCGAAGGCGGTTTCCTCGCTCTGCCGCTCGGCAAACGCCTCGTCCACGGCCAGGCCCACCACCGCGGCCGACCAGGCCGACTCGCGGCTACCGGCCTCGACCTTCGCGAGCTGGCCCAGCAGGCCGCGCAGCCACTCGGGCACGTCCAGGGCCCGGGCGGACTCCACGAGCGCCGTCTGCAGGCGCACCGCGGCGCCGTAGCTCAGGCCGGTGTTGACCGCGCCCAGGGGCGTGGTGCAGCGCGCCAGCGATTCGGCCATCTCGGCCGCAGCCTCTTCGGTGCCGGCAGAGCGCAGCACGGTCCACCGGCCATCGCGCATCTGCAGCGTCTGGCCAGCGTGATTGATGATGTCGCCGTCGCGGTAGATCAGCGGGGCTGTCTCGGCGGCGTCCAGCAGCGCCCAGTCGATGCGGCTGTCCGGGAACTTGCGCAGCAGCTTGGCGATGTCGGCCATGCTGCCGCCGTTGATCACCCGGTCGACGTCACGGAACTTGTTGGGGTCCTTCGCGACGAACTCGCCCAGCACGAAGCGGCGCCCCTCGCCGATGAAGTAGTTGCCCTCGATGAACTCCGGCCAGATCACGCGCGCGTCCAGCAGGGTCTGCGGGCTCTGGCCGCGCAGCTCTTCCACCTTCTCCAGCACCTCGCGGCTGAACTTGCGGAAGACGATCACGTCGGTAATCGTGTCCGCTGAGGCCGTGCCGAACACCGAGTTGGGAAGGCGGTAGGCGCCCACAAACTCGGCCATGTAGCTCACGCGCTGGCGCAGGTCCTGCTCTTTGCCACCCTTGCCGGAGATGCACCGCGGCGGGGTGATGAAGGCGGCCAGGCCACGCGGGCGCAGCTTCTCCAGGCTGCGCAGGATGAAGTAGTTTTGCAGCGGCTCGTTGCGGTACTTCGTGTCCTTGAACTGGTTGCCGCCGCGGTCGTTCACGTCCCCGAAAGGCACGTTCGTGATGACCACGTCATAGACCTCATCGGGCGTGGCTGAGGCCACCTGCTCGAAGGGTGCGATCACCGTCTTGTAGCCGGGCCCGTCGTTGACGAGTTGGTTCACGCGGCCGCTGGTCTCGCTGAGTTCCACGGCATCGACGGCAGCGTTCACGGGCGCGGTGGCGCCGAAGATGCCCACGCCGCCGGCCGGGTCCAGCACACGGCCGCCCTGGAAGCCCAGCTCGCGCAGCAGGCTCCACATACCCTCGGCGATCGGCTTTGGCGTGTAGTACTCGTAGGCGCTGCCCTTCTTCCCATCGGCGCCCACCAGGTTGCCGCCGGTGCCGCTGTAGCGCGCCAGCATGCCCTTCTGCTCAGCGGTCAGCGCTGCCGGGTTCAGGGTGCCGGCGTCGATCTGCGCCAGGATGTCCATGGCCGCGGCGTTCTCGCGCTTGCGCTGCGCGGGCTTGCGGTTGGGGTCGTAGTCGTAGAGGTCCGAGGTGCTGGTGCGCTCGGTCTTGCCGGTGGCCACGTCCTCGAAGGGGTCCGTGCCCGGCTCTGCGTCGACGGGTGCCGGCTGCGGCTTGACGGCAGCGCCCAAGCGCTTGCGCACCTCAGCCAGGCGCTGCGCCAGCTTCAGCCGGGCCAGCGCGCCAGGGTTTGCAGCCAGGCCAGTGCGGATGGTCGCCAGCTCGCGCGTGAGGCGAAGCCGCTCCAGGGCGGGCAGCGCAACATCGTCAAGCAGCAGGCGGGTAACGGAAGCGAGGCGCGCGGAGAGCGCGTCAGGCGGCGGCAGGTCAACTGCGCCGCTGCTGCTTTGATCGAGCATCGGGAGACTCCTTCGGTGGACCTCCGAAGTCTCACGAGCGATGGGCCAATTCAGGCCCTCGCTTACCGGTGCGCTAGACCACGAACTCGGCCTTTTCCACCTTGAAATCGAACTCGACGGTGAGCCTGTCGGTGGCCTCGCCGTAGACCGCCACCAGCGTGACGCGCTTGGTCTCGCTGGGGTTGTCCGTGCCTCTGATGGCTGTGTCGTCAGCGGTGAGCACGATTTCGCCTTCAGCCATCGGGGTGAGCTGGGTGAAGGGGCGCACGGCCTGCTTCGTGGTCAGGCAGTCCACGCGGTAGGTGAGGATGGTCGGCAAGGCGGCGCGGCCGTTCTTGTCCTTCAGCAGGAACCCCAGGTAGCCGGTGGTGCGCTCTTTCATGGGGACCTCAGTTCGAGCGAAGGGTGCAGGTGGCGCTGCGCGTGCGCAGGGTGAGCACCGCGCTGCGCTGACGCAGCACCAGCGCAGCGGCGCGCGCGCGAAAGACCAGGAAGGCGCGACGCATGGCTATGACCCGGTGGCGGCCATCAAGCCGTTGGAGTAGGCGTCGATCGCACGCATGCCCAGATCCTGGAGAGCGGGGTCGTTCGGGTGGCGCTCCAGCGCAGCCTCGATCAGGTCGGCCAGCTCGGGCTCCAGCATGTCGGGGTG